TAATGAATTAGATACATCATCAGGTAATTTAACAATTGACTCTGCTGGTGGTACAGTTACAGTTGATGACAACTTAACTGTTAATGGTACATTCACAGTATTGGGTACACAATCAATAATTAATACAGAGACCTTAAAGGTTGAAGATAGTTTAATTGAAGTAGGTCTTGTTAATAGTGGTGGTAACTTAGTAGCACCATCATCAGATGCTAACATAGACGTTGGTTTAATATTCCACTACTATAGTGGTTCTGCTAAGAAGGCAGCAGTATTCTGGGATGATTCTGTAGGAAGAATTGCTTTTGGTGCGGAGGTATCTGAAAGTACAAGTGTTCTAACTAACTCTACACATGCTACGATTGAAGCAGGTGGTATGTTTGTTAAAGATGCAGCAGGTTTATCAGCAGTGATAAGTCATGATGGATCACTAAGACAATTATCAAATATAACTGTCGATGGTGGCTCGTTCTAATAACTGTAAAGTATAAGTTATAAATATAGGTGGGTATACTCCCACCTTTTTTTATACTCTGTTATGGATGAAAACGAATACAAAATGATTTTAGGTGTTTATCAAAAAAAGACCCATGAAATGCTTGCTCAAATAATCGCATTAGAAACAAGAGTTCTTGGTTTAAATAACATTGTTGAGCAATTGAGTACAAAGGTAACTGATCAGGAAAATTTATTAATTCAACTGAAAGGAAAGAAAAAACAACCAAAAAATATTACAGTAGACTCTGAGGGATTCTAATGGCAAAACCTGCTTCACGACAAGAATTAATAGATTATAGCTTAAGGCAGTTAGGTGCACCAGTGTTGGAAATCAACATAAGTGATGAACAGGTAGATGACTTAGTGGATGATGCTCTTCAGTATTTTCAAGAACGTCATTTTGATGGTATAGAAAGAATGTACCTTAAATATCAATTTACGCAGGGTGATATAGACAGAGGAAGGGCAAAGGGAAC